TACGATGGTAAAGGTGAACACGCTCGCCATCAGGCGAGTCGTCGAATTCCATAACGTGACCAGACTCAGATTCGAAAACCTTGTTGTATGGATATACGGTGTTGTAAGCAGACAGCGGTTGAGACCAAGTCTTACCACCAGCAGTTGGAATATTTGTTTTACGAGTTGTATCTTTGAAGCCGAAACAAGTACCTTCAATGACACCACGTGCCAGACGGTTTGTGTCAGCTTCGTTCATGTGGTCACGTAGAGGATACTTACCTGAAGGATCAGTGAAACCAACTTCATTCGCATTTTTTGAACGATCTTCTTTGTATGCTTCACGCTTTTCTGGAGGAGCAGCTGCAATCTCGGCAGCTGACAAGTTAGATTCTGTGGCAGTGGCATTCTTGTTAGTTGACGGTGAGTCTGATGCACTACCCAAGAAGTATTCGTAGTATTGTTGTTTTACTAATGCGATGTCTGGCGAGTTTACACCAACAGCATTCTTTGCAGCTTGGAAGAATCCAGGCTCATGCATTAACTTCTCCCAACCCTTGACACGATCCTTAATGTAGATCGCAGCAATGATAGCTGATGTGTTAATGTCCAAGTCTAGTTGTTCAGGGAAGTTGACAATATCAACCAACAATCCTGCTTGTTTTCCTAGCTTGTTGTAACGCTCATAGTTGGCACGTCCAGTTAACTGAATGAAACCACGACCATAGAACTTACCACCATCTTCATTGGTTTTGTTACCCAAGAAGTTCTTACCACGGAATTCTGGACCATAGAAGAATGAGAAGAATTCCTCACGACTCATACCCTTCTTAGATGCGTATGAGTATTTCTCTACGATCTCTGGTGTAGCTGTCGAGAAGATTTGTTTCAATCGAACAGGGTTATACGAGAACGCTTCTTGTTGCGGAGTCCATTTAGACTCACCACCAGCAATACCCAGCAATGCACACTTAGCGTACTTGGTAGTCAAACCAACAAAGTCACATGCACGAATAAGTGCTTTGATACCATCAGAGGCTTTTGGACCAGCACCAGACTTTGGTGGTGGTGTAGTTGGGATGTCGCTATTAGAAGCTGGGGCTGCAGCTGGAGGAACACCAGCAGTTGAAGCTGGCGCTGAGTTGTTCGATGCATCGGTGCCAGTCTTAACTGGATTACCAGAAGAATCTGTTACAGCATTACCTGATGAGTCTGTTAGTGTACCACCATCTTGCGGTAGGATACCGTTTGCTGAATCTTCTTGAGCACGTTCACCACCTTTAGTCTGTGGTATACCACCAAGCGTACCAAGAATGATAGGCATCTGTTGGTCAGGATCACGGAACATAAGGATAACCCAAGTCCCTGGAACTGGACCAACTGGCGAGTGACCAATACCACTAACAGCAGCTGATGTTACAGGCTGCATCGGATACGCCCATGGCAGATCTTCAGTTGGTAAAATTGTTTTGTCGTCTGTATGAAGCCCAACGATTCGGACTTGGCAACGACCAATCTTTAAAGGGTCTTGTCTATTCTCAACACAACCAGTATATAATTCCATTATTTCTTCCCATCAAGATTGACTAATAAAGAGTCTTTGATTAGTTCCATGTGACATTCGTGATTCTCACGGTTGATATAGTGATTCACTGCAGAGATCAAGTAGTTTCCTGAGAACATGTTATCCAACGTATCAGTATCTTTTTCTGATATCGGTTGCATTTTGTTCAGTCTAACTAGAACCTTCTGACCAACAGTATAGTCAGTACGACCTGGAACAGTGATTTCGATTTTGTTAGCTTCAGCTTGAGCCATTAACGACATACGCTTCTGAACAGAAGCTGTGTTTGTTGAGTCGGCGAAGTTGCTAAAGTTGTTGTAATATTTTGGCTCGTTTAAGATCTTCGAGTTGTAACGGAAGATAACTTTCTCAGAAGCCATTGGGTTTGCGTTCAAATGTTTCTCTTTTGAGAAGTTCTCCAGCATGTTGTAATTCTTACTGGCAATCTTCTTTGATGTGATGTCAAAAGTATACATCTTAGAACCGTACATACCATCACGGATTCTATTCATGTAATCGAAACCATTTGGAATACTAATCTGAGCAATACGTTGGTAGTCTTTGTTTAAGTTTTTAACAGATCCACCACCACCTTGATCGTCACGAGTGTAGTTATCATAAACGAACTCTTGATATACTTTGGCAGTTGATAGAGATTCCAACGACACAAAATTGAATCCTTGACGATTCTCAAAGAACGTGTATGATGGTGAACCGTTTTGGTTAACAGCGTTATTCAGGATGTAGTTTAAATTCTTAACAGGAGACCAGAAGTTAGAGATATATTTGGTTTGACTTGACGTGTCTTCAACAGTTACATTTTTCTTAGTCTGAATGCCAACTGTCGGATCTGTCAACAGAGTCTTAGCGATGTCTGAAACTTTACCACCGAATGTACGGCTAATCTTTTTGTTCATATCCAAAACAGCTTCTTGAGAGATGAAGTGTAGCTGGTAAACCATTGAACGATTACCAACTAGCTCACGATCTGTCATTTTGTAGATATAGAACTTACCTTTAATGCCACCGTCTTTCATTGTCGGTGTAGTGATTTCCAAGTTGAGAAATTCCTCACCAACGAATGGGAATACGTTGATTAAGTCTAGTGATTCTTTTAAGATCAAGCTACCAGAAATAAATGGACTGAATAAGTCTTCATAGATCTGGATAGTGATAACTTGGTTGGCGATGTCTTGGAAAAATCCAGAAGGTTTAACTACCTGAACTTTTTCAATTGATACGTCGCCAGCAAAGCGTAATTTTTCGCTTGTTGCCATTACATTTGGTCTTTAAAGTTCTTCAGTATTGTATCAATAACAGTTGAAGGGATAATTTTGATTCTGCGTTTCTTTTCGTTTTCAGCTTCTTCGTATTGACGATTAGAAACAGGCGTCGCATTAAGAGCATCAGAATTAACAATGAATCCATTAGCGTCAATATAGTGATGAGTATCGTCTTCGTTACCTGCACCATATTTGTCTGTGACATACTTACTTAGTTCAACATAAGCAAGTGGAAAATCTGAACGGTAATCAAAGCGTTCATTGGCTAGCATGATGATCCAGTGATACTCTGCATTACCATAAATGGCTTCAGCAACAATCTCTGGTGTCTCTCCGTCTTGCATGTCATACTCATCAAACACTGTCACGTTGGCAAGAACGTCTCTACGGAAACGAATGTTGCGAGTAACGTCTGTGATGAGTTTAACCTGAGTCTCGCCGTTGATATTGAAATCATAAAGGATAGATGGGAAGTTCTCAAAGTACATTATAGACCTCCCTTAATCTTATCTTTAGTCAACAGAGCAAGTTCACGGAATGACATTTGAATGTTAATCTGTGTTGGCATACCATCAGCGAAAGTAGTGAACTGTCCGTTCGGAGTGTAGTTGATGTTCATCTCAGTTAATACACAAGATGTGTGGCGATGAATGTTTGTGTTTTCCTGTCCACCTGTGTAATAGAAAATATCAAACTCAGATGGGTAAATGTAGATAAAGTTATTAGAGTCTTTGAACTCTGGATGCATATGGTACTTGAACTCTTGCACGATGTTCAATACGTTTCTAGCTTCTTTAGAATTACGTGGAAAGAATTGATACTCGAACTGAAATGAACGGAAATCAACACCTTTGAATACTTGTTCTTTCTTAGGGTTTGCAGCTAAACCAAGAGCAGATGAAACTGCTCCAGCGTTTGGTCCTTTGGACAAAGCAATGTTGGCAACCATAGCCTTTGCTGGTTCTTTCAAGTCGCTCATCTTACCTTGTGAAGACATAGCTTTAGCAATTTCGTCGGCACCAGCACCCATCATAGCCACACCAGCTGTGTCTTCTGATTCGTAATTCACACCATAACGAACAGACAAGTTATTTGGAATATGTAAAGCGATGGCAGTCTTCAATCGTTTCTGGGCACGTGTAGCATCTGCTGCTTTAGTCAATGAACCAAAACCAAAATCGCTTGTTAGTGCAGCGCCAGCTGCTCCACCCGCTGCAGCACCAACAGCTAAACCTTTGACACCACCCTTAATACCACCAGTCAAAGCACCAAGACCACCACCAGCTGCAAGACCAGCTGCACTACCAGCTGCAGCGCCGATACCAGCTTTACTAAAGTTCTGAGCGATAAGATCTCCACGATCTCTTGGGAGGATGTCGCTAACTGTTTGAACCGAAGGGTCGTTTAACAGCTTAGAGTCTACAGACACGTTAATGTAGAAAATGGCGTAGTTGCCACCATATTGTGGGTTAGACATCAAATCGTCTGGGTATGAGTGATTCTTCGCCTCGTACTTCGCCGAGTCGAATCCTTTGTTCTCACGTGCCTTAAACTTAAAGTCCGCTAAGTTTTTTGGTACCCAGTTCTTTTCTGGTTTAGCTGTTGTCGCCATTTCTTACCTTAGTCCTAAATAATGGTGGTATTCCACACTTCTAATTAGTTATTTATGTTCCATAAAAGAAAGTTCGTTCCAGTTTTTCCAGAAAAGTACAGTGGCGATCCGTCTAATATCGTGATGCGCTCGTCTTGGGAGACTCAGTTTGCAAATTGGTGCGACAAGAGCCCATCTGTACTTAAATGGAAGTCTGAGGAGACGGTAATCCCTTATCGTTGTCCAACGGATAATCGTATTCATCGTTACTTCGTGGACTTCTACATCCAGACCAAACAACGAGATGGTACGCTTAAGACTTACCTAGTTGAAGTCAAACCACATAGCCAGACTCAACCTCCAGTGTATCCAGGTCGTAAGACTCAGCGATATCTAACTGAATCTCTAACATTCATGAAGAATCAGGCTAAGTGGAAAGCTGCAGTTGAGTATGCCAAGGACAGAGGCTGGGAATTCAAGATTATAACTGAGTATGAACTTGGTCTCAAAGCACCTAAATAACTAATATGGCTAAAAAATCATCTATCGTTGACGTGTTCGAGAAGAACCAATATGACTTGGCAACTGCTGCCAAGAAGAGTCGTGTATGGTTCGACAAGGAGATTGTTTCTCTAATGAAACAGCGCATCACACCTAAGACTGTGATGAACAATGACCACGCCGATTTGAAGTCTCGTGTAGTTCCAGGGAGTTTGTACATGTATATGTACGACCCAAAGTACAAAGAAGAACTGCCATACTACGATAGATTTCCATTAGTCCTACCTTACGATACATTTCCAGGTGGGTTTATTGGTTTGAACCTTCACTACGTGCCATACCAAATGCGAGTGGTTTTGCTGGATCGTCTGATGACTTTCGCTACGAATCAGAACTTCACTGAAACAACTCGTATCAAATATTCTTGGGATCTAGTTAGATCCGCTTCTCGTTATGCAGCAGCGAAGCCATGTATTAAGCAGTATCTAAACAACCACGTGGTTTCTCCGTTTAGAAAAGTTCATCCACAAGACTGGGTAACAGCGTTAATGCTACCAGTTGAACAATTTGTGGGTGATAACAAAGTAAGTATCTGGAAAGAATCTGCAAAGATTATGAGAAAAGGCTAATGGCTACTACCAAACTAAGAGAGTTCATCTCCAATATCCGCACTGGTGGGGTTATGAAAACCTCACGATACTCTGTCTTCATGCCTTTACCTAAGGCTATGTTGGGCACTGGTCCATCAGACATGAAGAAGATTCTCATGTTCTGCTCAGAAGCACAACTTCCAGGTGTTAGCTTATCTACATCTCAAGTTCGTACTTTCGGTGAAGTTCGTGAGATGCCTTATGAAAAATTATACGACAACGTAAACCTAACATTCTACGTTGATCAAGAAATGAAAGTTAAGTCACTATTCGATGACTGGATGAATACCATTCAAGGTAACTCTAGAACATTCGAGTACTATGACAACTACGTAACAGACATTCAAATCTACGTCGAAGATGCTCGTGATGATTCACGCTACGTAGTAACTCTGTATGAATGCTATCCGAAAATGTTGAACCCTATCACTGTTGGTTACGATACTAAGAGTGAGATGAAGTTACAAGTTTCGATGAACTACAAATACTGGAGATCTCAACCTCTTGCTGCTAGCTCTAAGAAAGAATCTGGTCCATGGGACTTCTTGAGCAAGCTACCAACTATCAACAACGTACCTATTGAAACCTTTGTCTCTGACTTAGGTGGATTTAAGTCAAACTTTGAGAAAACTTTCCCTGACGCTCAGAACATGTTCTCTGGGGTCTCTGATTTCTTCTCTGGTAGATAAATACCATTACATAATTAAGGATTATAATGAAGACTGATGAAAACTTGTCAAGCGTGTTCGATGTCGAACCGATGCAAGCCACTGAGGTGATTACTATAGACGGTGAAGTGATCACTTCATCTGGGAATAAAATTGAAGACGACTACGATATCACTCGTAACAATCTTCGTGAATTATTGACGCAAGGTCAAGCTACATTGACAAGCGCTATTGAAGTCGCTAAACAAAGCGAACACCCAAGAGCGTTTGAAGTTGTTGGCAACCTGATGAAACAGTTGGCTGATATTAACCAACAGCTGTTAGATCTACACCAACAAAAAGCTAAACTCGATGCACCGAAAGGCGAGGCAGCAAAGAAAGAAGTGACGAATAACAATGTTATCTTTACAGGTAGCACTGCTGAATTGAATAAGTTAATTAAGAATATGTCTAAAGGAGAATAATAATGTCTTTGCCTATGAATGCGGCACCAGTCTTTAACCTGACTGTACCGTCTACTGATAAAGTGGTAAAATATAGACCGTTTGTGATTAAGGAAGAGAAGGCTCTTCTGATTGCACAACAAAGTGAAGATCCAGCTGTTATGTTGGATACGTTAAAGAGCGTTATCAAGTCTTGTGTTAAAGATGATCTAGATGTAGATACATTGGCAACATTCGACGTGGAATATATGTTCACTCAGATTCGTGCCAAGTCCGTTGGTGAAGTTATCGAACTAATCTTTGATTGCGATGTAGACCACGGCGACCAGAACGAAAAGGCTAAGACTAAACTTAGCATCGACTTGACTCAGATCAAGATTGATAAGCCAGCTAACCACAACAAGCGTATTGATTTATTTGGTGATGTTGGCGTTGTTATGAAGTATCCAAGTATAGATACCATTCGTCGTATTCAGCATGCTGATAGCGATGATCTAAATGAAATTTTTGGTGTAGTTGCTGATTGTATCGACTACATTTTTGAAGGTGATGAACTTCACTACGGTAAAGAACAAAAACGAGCCGACCTTATTCAGTTTATCGAAAGTCTGACTTCCGAGCAATTCAATAAGATCCAATCCTTCTTCGAAACTATGCCTCGCTTAAAACACGAAGTAGATTATACATGTCCAATCTGTAACAAACAGCATCACAAAGTCCTGGAGGGACTTAACAGTTTTTTTTGATTAACCTTTGCCATGAAGATTTGTTTAATTACTACAAAATGAATTTTGCTTTGATGCAGTACCACAAATACTCGCTGACGGAAATTGAGAACATGATCCCGTTTGAAAGAGAAGTGTATGTTGCGATGTTGGTTAAGTTTTTAGAAGAAGAAAAACAAAGATTAGAGAATAAGAACCATTAAAATGCAAAAGATCCTAGCTGAACAACACAAAACGATGAAGAGTGTAGAAACTCTTCAGCGTACGAACAACGTCATTCAACTGGCGGAGTTATACGAACAGCGCAAGACGGATAAGAACACTGAGATTTTTGACGTTGAGATTAAGAAGCTCAATAAGACAATCGAAGAAAGCATGAAAGGTAAGACTGGTGATGGTCTTAACTCTAACATAATCCGACTATTCAAAGAAGTCCAAAAACAAACTGAGGGTATGCGTAAGCTAACCAAGCCTGAAGTTAAAGGTATCACTGACCAAGCTATGGGTCGTCGCCAGTATCGTGGTGTGGCTGAGCGTCTTGGTGGAGTGAAGGAGAATGTAAAAGACTTCTTCACAATGCGTGGATTCTTAGATAAGACTGGTATCGTTAAACGTGGCACAGGTGGTATTGTTTCTGACGCTTTAGACAAGCGTGAAGAAAAACAAAACTACATCAAAGAACGTATGAAGATGGATCCAACCAAGAACCTAAAAGGTGAGGCTGGTGCTGCTAAGGCTTTTGCTGCACAGTTTGATAAGCAACAAGAGATCCAAAAGGACATGCGTAAGAATGAAGCTGCTTTGAAGAAGATGAAAGATCTCGGATTCAAAGAAGAGCAGATTGATCGTTCTCCAGAAGGTAAGCGTAAGAAAGAGCTTGCCACTGAATTGGCAAAGGTTGACCCACGAGTAAGACCAGAAGGATTCGATCCTAAGACTGGTATGGTTTCTGAGAAGAAATCTAAAGCAAGTGCCACATCTAATGCTGACATGACTGAAGCACAGATGGAAAACTCTCGTATCCAAACTGAACAGTTGGGTCTTCTATCTCAAATCGCTGAGAACACTGCCCCAGCTAAAGGTGGTTCTGGTGGTGGCGGAGGTGATGGTGGTGGCGGTATTATGGCTGGCATCGGTGCAGGTCTTAAAGCCATCGGTGGTGGTCTAAAAGGATTGGGTGAAGGTGCTGGTAAAGGTATCCAAGCATTCCTTGAAGGTTTAGCCAAAGGTCTTGCTGCTCTATGTAATCCAGCTACCTTAGTTGGTCTTGCTGCAGCTGCATTGGGTATTATGGCTATTGGTAAAGCACTTGAGATGGCTGCACCATTCATGGAAGCATTCGCTCCAGTTCTAATCAAAGTAGCAGACGTTATTCAAAACGTATTCATTGCTGCTATTGAGAAACTGCCAGATATCATCAAAGCTGTTGGTGATGTAGTGATGGGTATTATCAGTACTATTTCGGACGCTGTTATCGCAGTCATTGATGCTGTGACATCTTCAATTGAACGTCTATCTCAGATTGATGGTGGTAACCTATTAGCCGTTGGTGCTGGTTTAGCTGCAATTGCTGCAGGTATGGTCGCCTTTGGTGCAGCCAATGCTGTGGCTGGTGTAGGTAACTTAGTCGGTGGATTCTTATCTGCTGTCTCTGGTCAGAAGTCTCCAGTTGATCAGATCCTTGCTCTTGGCGACAAAGGGCAGAATATCGAAAAGGCTGGTATTGGTGTTGAGAAGTTAGCTTCTGGTCTACAAGTATTCTCTACAGTTGATCCCGAAAAGATTAAAGCAATTGCTGCTCTACCTACTGAAAAAATTGCTGCTATGGGTGCAGCAATGGGTAATGCTGGTCAAGTCTACGCTAAGTCTGGTGAGAATGCTGGCGCTGCTGTTAAACCTGCAGGTGGCAATCAAACTAACGTGGTCAATGCTCCAGTAAGCAATGTGTCAAAACAAAGCAACGTGATTCGAGCACCAATTCGTAATCGAGACTCTTCGGCTCAAGAATATATGCGAAGCCGATACGCATAATAAAAAAGGGGACTTTTCAGTCCCCTTAATCTTTTCTACTTCTAAAGATTACTCTTCTTTAGCAATCTTCTGGAAGTACGACATAACATCGTCATCGTCGTCATCCATTGGAGCAGGTTTGCTTTCCTTTGGAGTGAATGCTGGAGCAGAGCGAGCTGGCTCTGGTGCTGGCATCGAACGAGGGCGATCTTCATCAGCGATCTCTGCAGCAGACTTGCTAGCAAAAGAATCACCTGACAATACCTCATTTAACTTCTTCTTCAGTTCGTCGTAAGACTTGAAGTTCTTACGATCTGTGAATTCAGACAGTTTTACCTGAGCCTTAGCGATAGCAACGATTGTTTCGTCGTCACCAATAACTGAAGGTTCCATGAATGCAGATTCGTCGTAGTTAGCGAATCCATCCTTCTTACGCATACGCAGTTTGAAGTTAGCACCCTCCCAGAAGTCAAACACGTTGACTGGCTTTTCATCTTCGAAAGTAGGACGAGCCTTGTCCATGATCTTGTCGAAAATCTTTTTACCGAATTTCCACAAGAACACTTTACCTTCATTCTCTGGATGCTTTGGATCAGAAACGATCAAGATGTTCGCAGTGAACGAAAGACGACGCTTTTGTTTACGTGCAATTTCCTTGTTAGCTTCAGAACCAGAGTTCCACAACTGAGTGTTCAACTCACCAACAGGATCGTTTTCACCAAGAGTGGTCAAAGAGTTTTCGATATACCACTTACCAGTTGGACCTTGGAAACCATGACTGAAGATACGAACCCATGGGAGTTCGTCGCCTTCTACACGTGGCAAGAAACGGATAGTGGCTGTGCCATTACCTGCTTTGTCGCCTTCCAAACGCCAGAAGCGATCGTCAGCAAAAGATTTTTGTTCTGATTGGGGATTTGCGACTTTGTCGAATGCGCTAGAGATAGCACCAAAGTCAGAGTTGCGCATTTTGCGTAGTGATTGAATATCCATCGTATTTCCTTTGTATTAATATTACGTTGTATGTTTAGTATGTTGTATGAAGATCTCGTCTTGAATCCCAAGCTCATCCACGAATGGATCATCTTGGTCATCGTAGTCGTCATCCTCTACATAACTATTTAGCGTTTTCATACCGCCAGTTTTTTTACCGTTGGCGTGTTTACTATGTTTCCCAGAACGCTGGCTGGAATTCTCATCATCGAATCGCTTCGAATTCTTTTGATATGTCTTGCCCATGATTACTCTGCAATTTCTTCCTTAAAGTGCTCAAAGATTTTACTTAGTTTGATTTTATCGTATTTGACGAATCCAGTCAACTTTGTAATACGTCTAAGTTCATCATCCCAAATATACTTAACGCTTGGGTGAGTCTTCCATTTGTCTACCACTTGTATGTAGTCGTCGATAATTCGTAAGGATTCAATTGTAATCTTACCTCCAATGAATAAACTCAATGCAACAGGATACTCATTTTCGGTGAACTCAAAAATAGATGAGTTCTTTAGTTTGTTAATCTCAACATGGGTCAAGATAGTTGCCAAGTCATCAACAAAGACTTTAGTGATGGCTTGCTTGCGTTTCTGCCACTCGAGATAGTTATCCTCTGCTTCTTGTCCAGCATAGATTGCATTGGCGTGACCATACGCAAAGTTAGAAGCAAAGAACTGGATGATCTCTTTATCGTT